CGGGAATATTAACTTTGATGCGTTCGCCGACAAAGCAATGATAGTTATTGGAAAGATTAAACAAGGTATTGGCGATATGTTTAGCGGTTTTAAATCAACTGGTGCGTTAGATAATATCAAAACTATGTTTAACGATTTAGGAAAAGCCGGTAGCAAAATATTTGGAAAAATGTCTGGTGGAAAAAATAATATTTTTTCACAATTAGGGGCATTTGCCGGCAGCTCTTTATCAGGAGTTGTTAAATCTATTTCATCAATTGCAAAAGTTATTGGTAATTTGAAACCTTCTACAATTGCAGCATTAGGTAGTGCTTTTGTAATTCTAAAAGGTGGTTTAAAAGGTCTTGTGTTTACAGCCATTATCAATGGAATTAGTAAATTGAAGCCAAGTACTATAACTAAAATTGCGGGAACAATTAAAAATCTTGCAGTTGCATTTATAATTTTGAAGGCAGCTATGAAAATTGGTAGTGGAATATCAAATTTTTCAAAGATGTTTAAAAAAATGAAGACCCCTAAGACACCTAAAGTTCCTAAAACGCCTGAGTTACCTCAAACTCCTAAGACTGGTGGAATTATTCAATCAGCTGCTGCTTACATGAAATTAGGAGCAGCTTTGATGATGGTTGGTGCAGGTGTTGCTCTAGCTGGTGGTGGAATGTTGCTTATGGCTATGGCGACTCAAAAGATTGCCTCGGGTGGTGGTGCTGCTATTGCTGTATTTTTTGGTATGTTTGCAGCAATTGCCATACTTGCCGTTGTGGTCAAATTATTAGGGCCTGAATTTATCGTGGCCGCTGCTGGATTTTTAGTATTTTCAGCAGCCTTGTTATTGATTGGTGTGTCTATTTTCATTGCTTCTGCCGGTATAGCATTATTAGCTACTCAATTGCCTTTAATTTCTCAATATGGTGTTAGTGCAGCTGTTGGATTATTGGCTTTGGCTGGTGCTATTGCGGTATTTGGATTAGCAGCTATTGTTGGGGCTGTTGGTGTGTTAGCACTTGGTATTGCCATTGCGGTTCTTGGAGTAGGTTTTGTAGTAGGTGCAATTGGAGCCATTTTATTTGGTGCAGCTTTGTTATTAATTGGTGTCGGTGCAATGGTTGCTGCAGTTGGTACTTTATTGCTAGGGGCTGGATTAATGATTGTTGCGGCTATGTCAATGCTAGCTGCAGTTGGTTTGTTATTGATGGCAGTGGCATTAGTTATGATTGCAGCAGTTGTACTTATAGCAGGCGTTGGAATGATGATATTTGCTGTTGCGCTAATGATGGCTGCACCGCTTATGATGATTGCTGCTGTTGGTGCCTTATTATTAGGAGTTGCAACAATTATATTGGGAGCTGGTTTGCTAATTGTCGGTGCTGCATTGATGGTTGTTGCTAGTGGTTTAACTATGGTAGCTTCAGCGGTTATTACCTTGGCGACAGCATTTATTATGGCTGGAACTATGATGGTGAATGCTATCGTTAGTGCAATGTCAGGTGTTGTTAATGCTGTAAGTAGTGGTATTAATAATGCCGTAAATGCTGCTAAGGGGTTTGTTAATTCATTGGTTAGTGTAGGTAAAGATTTAATTCAAGGCTTAGTTAATGGTATTAAATCAATGATTGGATCGGCTGTCAGTGCAGTTAAGAGTGTTGCTGGTAAAGTAGTTTCTGCTGCTAAGTCTGTGCTTCATATTGGTTCACCATCAAAATTGTTTAATCAATACGGGCGTTGGGTTGATCAAGGTTTAATCAATGGATTGAATAGAGATTCAGGCGCTGCAGCTGATGCTTCAGCCAATATGGCACAAGGAGTAGTAGACGCTGCTTCTAATATGAATCCTCAAATTGGACCAATGACTATGAGTGGATTAGCAAATAACCCTGGTGATATGTTAGCAAATGGTTTTCAACGTGCATTAGGTGTTTTAAACACTTTGATGACAACCTTTCAAGGTTTAAATGGATCCAATCTAGGTGTTAATGGAACGATTCAAAATGATTTAAAAAATGATGATCCAGTTATAGGTGCTGGTGGTATTGTTTCAAAAGGTGCTAATAGCAGTACAACGTCAAATAGTCAAAGCACTGTTAACATTTCGCCTGGAGCAATTCAAATAAATAGCACAGGGAATGAAAACTATGATGGTGAAAAATTAGTTTCAATTATTGAACAATATTTAATAGACAGAAATAATGCTTCACTAGGATAGGAGGCGATGTATGTGGATAATCATTTAGGATTTTATTTAACAAATGATTCAAATGAAACGATTGAATTACCAGTTAATCCAACAGAAATTATGGTAAAGCGTGAAAGTGATGATAAATCTGAAACCGTTATTAAACTTGGTGAAGTCAATTTATTGGGTGAAGACAAATTGCAGGACATTAGCATTGAGAGTTCACTACCTATTGATCCTAAGGCAGAGCATTATGTTTCAGCATTAGAATTATTGGATTCAGCTCAAGATTATATCGATTGGATTGAATCAGCTAGAAAATTAAAAAAACCAATTAGATTGGTTATTTCAACTACTAAGGTTTCTCTGAAGTCAACGATTGCCAGTTTTGAATATGGTATGAAGAATGGATATGATGGCGAATATACTTACACATTGTCGTTAAAAGAATTCAGACCGTTTGAGGCAAAAAAAATAGGCGTTAAACAACAACCAGTACAGACTGTTGAAGAACGTCCTAGTCCACCTTCAAAGGTGGGTATGGGTTCAATTGTGATTGTTAATGGTCAACTGCATAGAGATAGCCAAGGTAATGGACTGGGGCAAATAGAGCAAAATGCTACTAGAAAGATTTCTATAGTTGCTCCTGGTGCTTTATATCCATATCATGTCGCTACTTTAGATGGTGGTGCTCGTGGTTGGGTCAAAGAAAGTGATGTGAGATCAGCATGATTACTAAGTTTACTATTGGTCGCCGACATAGTGGTGATACTTGGGATGTTATTAATTTAGTTAGTAATATCAAATGGGTTACTGATTTAAACTTTGCTGCAGGTACATTAACATTTGATTTGCTATTTGATAGTTCGTTTTATCCTCAAAATGGTGATGTAGTTGAATTTCAATGGGATGAGCAAAAAATATTTTATGGTTATATCTTTAAGGTGAATTTCAAAGAAGATAAGAAGTTTAGTATTACCGCCTATGACAAGACTAGATATTTAAAAAATCAAGATTCATTAGTTTGGCCAATCTCGACCATTTCAGATAGATTTGATACTGTTTGTAAAATGGCTGAAATCAGTCACAAGGTTGTTAATGGTTCAGATTATAAATTACCTGCAGAAGTGGCCGATGATAAGACATACTTTGATATGCTGAAATCAAGCATTGATAAGACTCAAAAGGCTACTAATCAAATGTATTATGTCCTTGCTAACTATGATGTTGTTGAATTGAGAAAAGCCCCATATAACGAATTGAATATTATTGTTGGTGACCAGTCCTTGTTGACTGGCTTTTCTTTTGAAAAAAGTATTGATGAGGCTGCTAATTCGGTTCGTATTATTAAAAAGAATCAAGCTGAATCACAACAGACTAGTTCAACTTCATCTGATAGTGAAGAATCTAGTGGTGACGATCCAGACAAAACTAGTTTCAACTACACTGATAGTAGTGCAGGTAATGTTCAAGATTGGGGTAAGCTTCAAATAGTCGAAAATGCTAAAGATAAAGCTAATGATGCTCAAATGAAACAGCGCGCAGATGAACTGTTGAAAGAAAAAAATAGGGAGACTTATACATTAAGTTTGACCTGTTTAGGCGATACGTCATTGGTTGCTGGTAATTCTGTGAATATTCAAATTGGTGATTTATCTAAGGCTGGTTTTTGGATTAATAACACGGCAATTATGAAGGCTACCCATACTTTTGACGTGGATTATAAATGTGATTTAGAAATGAAGGTGAATGAGCCATGGCTGGAGAACAACTCCTCAACATGATGAACAGTAAGGGCGGTAGTGAATCAGATTATGCCGATATTGTTTATGGAAAAGTTATTTCAGATTCACCGTTAAAGATTCAGACATCAAATCAAATGATTTTGTCTGAGTCTTTTTTAGTACTTGGAAGACAAGTTACCAAACATCAGGAGCGTATCAGAGTGCTATCTCATCATGATTCTATTGGAGATACATCAGGTAATCGTCCCGATGTTTTTGAAACGATTGAAATTGACGGAACATTAAAAGATGGTGATTCAGTAGTGATGATTCGTTTTAATGGTGGTCAGCAATTCTTTGTTCTTGAAAGAACTAATGACAGAGTAGGAGATGATAACTAAGATGGATAATCCTACAAAAACTTATCAGGTTAAAAATGGTCGTATCTTGAATAAATTTGATGGTCATGAAGCAATGATTCAAGCGGTTGATAAAATTTTAAAAACAGAACGTTTTGTTTATCCTATCTATAACAACCAATATGGTAATGATTTCTTTGAACTTTTTGGAAAGAGTTTTGATTATGCAACTGTTGAAGTTGAGAGAATGGTTAAAGAAGCACTATTGGCTGATGAACGAGTTTTAACGGTTACTGTTGACGATATTGAAATTGTTGATAGAACTATTTTGAAAGTCCATGGATCATGCACAACAATCTATGGAAATATTGATATAGAGAGTGAGGTGAGTGTAAATGACGCCTGAAGATTTATCTAATAAGATTGAGAAGCAGAATTTTGACTTTTACCTATCTCAAATGATGAAAAATGTTCCTGATGATATTGATAAGCGACAAGGTGCAATTATCTATGATGCTTTAGCACCTGCAGCTATGGTTATGGCTCAGCAATCATTGAGCCTATCCAATATTGTTCGAGAGACCTATCTCAAAACTGCAGACGGTGAGTTTCTTGATTATCGAGCTGTTGAGCATGGGACTTCAAGACAATTGGCAACAGCTACGCAGGCTAAAGCCAAATTTCTGGATAATAGTGGGCAACCAATTGATAACGTCGAAGTCGGCGATAGATTTGCCAGCTTAGGTGATACTCCAATTTTTTATAAAGTTATCAAAATTAACGCTGATTTAACTGGAATGTTGGAGGCTGAAGAAGTTGGTACCCGACCTAATGGATATTTTGGCCAGATTCTTCCAGTAACACCAAATGATATTTTGTCATGGGCTGAAATTGTAGAAGTATCTATTCCTGCCAAAAATAATGAAACTGATGAGCATTTGAGAAACAGGTTACTTTCAACCGATTCATGGATTGCATACGGTGGGAATATTGCTGATTATTTGGATATGATTTCTAAAATATCTGCTGTTGGTTCTGCACAAGTTTATCCAGTTTGGAATGGTGGAGGAACGGTAAAACTGGTTATTTTAAATAATGACTTAATGCCGGCTAGCGAAACACTGTTGAAACAGGTCAAAGAAACTATTGATCCAGTCGATGCCGAAAGTGAAGGCTACGGCTTAGCCCCTATTGATCACAATGTAACTGTGGTGGCACCAAAGCCAGTTACAATTGATATTTCTACCAAAGTAGAAGTTGATACTCAGTTGGATGCCGAGTCTTTAAAACCTAAGATATTAGCTGCAATTGAAGATTATTTCAAACTCAGGAGAATTGCTTGGAGCCACGTTAATAAATTGACTGGAAGAGGTTATGCACTCACAATTTATCGTTCTCAAATTCTTTCAGCAATTATGAAAGTTGATGGTGTCGTAAATGCATCTATTCCCATGTTGAATGGTATTGATGATGACATTGCTTTGACTTTTAATAATGATTTATCACAATTGCCTGTCGTAGGTGAGGTGAATCTAAATGGTTAAACTACAAGATTACTTGCCAGATTATTATGATAATGTTTATGAAATGCAAGAGTTAGTAGCAGCTGAGCAAGTTAATTTCAGTGATTTTGATGATTTGGTTTTAAGAACGTTATTGAATCAATTTATTGTTCAAGCTGATCTTGAAGGTATTTCAATCTTTGAAGATCAGCTAGGTATTGATGCTAATCCAAATGATTCATTGGAAACTAGAAGATACAACGTATTGATGAGGATGTTGCCACCAAAACCAATAACCTTGAAGTATTTCAAAGAATTGCTTCATACATTGGATATACCTGCTTCGGTTGATGTTGACTATGCAATCAGAAATATTGTTACTAAGGCAAAAAGAAGTGAGATTAGCAAAGATCAGATCAAACGTTTGAAATATCTACTAAACGTTTATCTACCTGCTAATCTCACTTTTCAAATTATTACGACAGCTGAAACTGAAACGGAGTTGAAGATGTTTGTAGGTGTGGCAACCAATTCTGAAATTGATACCGTATCTAATCCAAGATTAATTACATATGCCGATTCTAAGACTAAAGTTTATGCTGGCTCAATCCCATCACAAGTTTTGATTATGGCAAAATCAAGAGCGCTAATTAAAGAAAATATTGAGATTGGTGGAAAACAATTCATTGGTTCAGTTCCACCACAAATAACTATCGAACTAAAAACATATCCAAAGGAGTTGAGTACATTTGTCTAAATATAACGAGACAATTTTAACGGCTGGTGGTTTAGATTTAGCTACCAGAGCAGCTAACGGTAAGACAAAGTTTACCATCACAAAAGCGACTGCCACAGCTGATGATTTAACAGTAATGAGTGAAACAGATTTACAAAATTTAACAGTGCTGCCAAATGAGATTCAAACAGGTTCAATCACGAACCAGACTGAAAATATCCCTAATTCAAAAAGCGTGGTTGGTACTGAGGTTTTATTTACCAATCAAGGGATTAAGAAAGGATATTTGATTAATGCTATTGGTCTTTATGCTAAGGAAGATGGCAAGGATGAAGAGATTCTCTACGCTTTGAACACTGCTATTGAACCAGAATTTATGCCAGATTTTGCGGATCAAGTGTTATTACAATTTAGAATTACCATGTATGTAATTGTTGGCCGTACGGAAAATGTAACAGTGATTATTGATCCTAGTGGTACGGCATCAAAAGACTATGTTAATACTAAAATTGCTGAAATTGATGTTAATGACAAGATTCAAGATGAAGATATTGCTAAGAAGTTGCAAAATAAATTAGTATATACCGACAACAAAAGTCAAGATAAGAATGCCATAACACAAGTTGCTGAAGCTTTAGGCTCTGCTGTTTACGGGTTTAAGACTATTGATAAAGATGGAAATGTTACGAGCATTCTTCCTGATGCTGATTCATTAGTTACATTACCTGGGGAATGGAATAACAATACTGGTGGGAGCACTGATCCAGATCATCCTGCTGCAGGTGTAGATATTTACCCTGGTTCACTTGCTAATGGAGAAATTACTGAACGTTATTGTTTATGGCAGGGTACTTCAGATCCTACTAAAGTTACCAATATTACTTTTTCACAAGATGTTGGTTATAAGATGGACAAGGTTGGGGAAGGTTTAACTTTTATTTTACATATTCAAAGAACAGCAATTAATAAGGGAATAAAGGGTGAAGTGACTAAGATTCCATTTAATTACGATCCTAATAATATCGCTAAAGAGGGGTATTATACGACCATTGCGCCAGTTCCTTCATACATTAAGGCCAAAAATTTTGAAGTTGATAAAGAGCAAGTCATCACATATAACGGGATTGGTGAAAATTTAACCACTATTAAGAATCACCAATCTCCTGGCGTTGGTTTTACTTTTAAAGCTGATAAGACAATGGATATTAGACCAATTCAAGGTTTTGATAATGATGGTGCTGCTGATGGTATTACAGGCTATACATATGATGTGATTGTTGAAGTGATAGCTACATACAGTACTCAGATGGCTGTTCAACAATTACCAGCAACAATTAATTTATTTACGGGATTGGGTAATGGTGATATTGCATTGTCAGGCGTATCAAATTTTTATGAAAATACCGCTTCAGGAATTGAGGTAACACGTAATATATCAGCTAAAGTTCATGATGTTGATGCTTATCCTGTTAATTTTAACGGAAATTTTCCAGCGTATGCAGATGTTCCAATGACATTGTATATTCCAAAAGAATATCTAGTTATTGGTTATAAGTATCCAATACCAACTGATAAATTGCCTTTAATCAATACAGAAACTGGACAACCCACGAGTACTGCAGAAAATAATAAAACTGCATTTAATCTAGACACTGGAATCTATTTAAGAGGATTGAAGAATGCTTATATAGAAATATTGAGTGGTAAAGTTAATTTTACATTTGTTCTTGTAACGGGATCATGGATTTATAATGGAAACCCAAAAAGATGGAGAAATACAGAATATTCAATGTTATTAAATAAAGTAACGCCATATTAAAAAGTAGGAGGCAGAATATGAAAATAGCAGTTTTATTAAATTCTGATAGAACCATTAGGAAGATTAATAATACCAATGAAGATGGTGTTCACCGTCAATCTGCATTAGATGGGTCCATCATTGTTGAAGCGGATACGACATTTAAAGTTGACGAATCATACTTGTGGACTGTTCGTCCTGAGGATAATGCTTTAGTTCATATTTCAAGTAATCAAACGCCTGAGGAAGAAAAAAATACTGTAATAACTAATTTAACATTACAAAACCTTCAGCAAGTTACTGAAATCACTGAATTGAAAAAGATTTCAACAGCTCAAACATTGCAGAGTCTTCAAGATGCTCAAGACAAAGAAGGACTACAAAAGGTTATCACTAACCAAACTATGCAAATTCTAGATTTACAAAAGAGTATTACTGATATTAAATCAGCAACTAACTAATAGGAGGGCATTATTATGGATACAGCAACATTAAAGATTGTTTATGGTTGGGGAATGCTAAAATCTACAGATTTGGAGGAATATGTACCTAATCAAATTTCGGTAGATGACTTCAAAGAGATTACCGGAGAAGAATATAAGAAAGAAGGTTAGCAGATGCTAGCCTTTTTATTTTGGAGTGATGCGAATTGAAATATTTAAAACAGAATCACTTTTGGTTTATCACAGGAGCAGAAACATTCACTCTTGGAATCATTTTTATTTTGACTGGCAACTTCATTGATAGACCGCCTAATGCACCAGGATTCATTGCTAATGTAGATGATCCACCATTTGCCATAGCGCTAATAATTATCGGTCTGTATGTGATGTTCTCGTGTTTTGACGAATTACGTAAGTCCAACAAAGAATTAATCGTATTCCTTTTATTATTTGTGTGGACATTCTACTTAATAATTTTCTCAATACATGATTTGACTGCACCGGTTTTGTTACCAAAGTTCACAACTCTTTTTATTCTATTTATTAACATTCGAATTCTTTTAGAAGCATTTTGGAGTGATCCAGGATAAATGGAACAAGAAACAATCAGAATTTTGATATCAGCTATTGGTGGTGCAGTCATAACTGGTGTCTTTGGAGTTTGGTTGCAACGTTTAAAGAATCAAGGTTCAAATGAAAATGTTTATGCGGATCATACTAAAGAGTTATTTGATCGTTTAGATCAGATTACGCAGGAACGTGATGATTTTAAGGTACAGGTTATTAAGTTACTAGATCAGGTTTCAAAGCAGAATAATACCATCGATGCACTAAATAAACAGGTTGGGGTATTAAATAGTAAGTTCGACAAATTTAATGAACTGGAAGAGGAAAAATAGATGAAAATTATTGAAGGATTGCAATTGATT